TTGTAAATGTCCCTGAAGTAGCTGTTTTATCTCCACCAAAATCTAATACTGCAACTGCTGGATCACCAGAAGCTGTATCGTTATAAACTAAAGCACCTCTTGCTGTAAGTGATACACCTACAAAAGATAAATCTGCAAAATCTACAACAGCTGTATCTGTACTTAAAGCTGGTGTAACTGTTACTAATGCTTTACCAGTTGCACTATAACCAGATGGTGAAGTTACTTCATTATCAGATGTGTAAGATGTAGTAGACTTACCTAAAGTTGCACTTGAGGTATACATACTTAATTTAAAACTGTTTCCAGTTGGAGCAGCTGTAAAATTATGAACTGCTTTCAATACATCTGTTTTAAAAACATTACATACTGCACTTGTTGTTATCGCCATTTTTTTCTCCTTTTAAAAGTTAAGGTGAAGGAGATTGCACAGGTAATCTCATCACACCATCATCATAATCAGCACGTCTACGTTTACCCATTTGAGTTAACATAAACGTTTGTATCTCTTCATTATACTTACTTTGATACAGTTTGTACATATCCATAGGGCCTTTTAAATAACTAAAAGATTCAGTCAAAACACCATACAGTAATAAATTTTCCTGATGGTTAGATAAAAAAGTTGTAGTTGTAGAATTAAAATGCTCAGGGTCTCTTATGTAATTCATTTGTATTTCATATGCTTGATCAGGTATTGGTGCAAAGACAATATTTTTATCATCCCAATTTGCATAATATTTTGGTTGTCCTGTAGAATCACCTGGATTAAATTCTGCTATAAAAGATGTATCTCTTTTTTCTAAAAAATCTCTTGTGCTACTACTAATTATTTGAACAGAACGAATACTTATACAATCATCTGGCACATTCAAATATCTTGCTGTTCCTGAAACAGCAGTTACATATTTTCTTATGTCATCATAATCTACTTTACTAGCTATATCTAACTCTGTGTTTCTTATAAATTGGTCTAATATTGTATCTGATAAAACATTTGAATCTACTTCAGTATAATTTCTTACTTGTGTTAAAAAAGCTGTATGTGTAATACTCATGAAATCACCACTGTAAAATTTGTACCAACAGATACTGTGGCTTCAACAGCTGTAAGTTTTGTACCTAAAATATTATCACTACTTGCAGGAGTCATACTTGCTCCACCTGTTATACCAGTATCTTTGGTTTCTGAAAAGAAACCATTACTTATATATAAAAGAAAGTCTTTTTGTGTATCAGGGTGCATAGGTCTTGGGTTTACCAAAGCTATGGCATCTGCTTTTATATGTTTTCTTCTTATTTGAGGATGTTTTGCTTCAAACTCGGAACGATGGACTAAAGAGCCATTCCATTCTTTTACCATTTCAGTATATGGAAACTCCATACCCGACCTATCAGATATTGCTTTTGATTTTTTACCTCTTGCGTATGGCATCAGTATACCTTAAATTTTCTTGGTTTTATTGATTTACCTTGACCTTTAACAAGACCCCCTTCATTCTTTTTACGTACATTATATCTTCTAATAGCAGGTAAAGTTCCTTGTTTTTCATAAAATTCTCCAGTTTCAGAATCTGTACCATATTGTCCTTCTGGTGGTACTGCGGGTAAAGTATCATTTCTTTTATCTGCTAAATCTAATTGATATTCTAAATCTGCCATAGCTTTTCCGGGACCTTTTTTAATATCTTTTATCTTTTTTAAAATTTTGTCCCCTTTTCTTTTTGTTCTTCTATCTAAAGCATCTGGTATCTGTCTTACTATCTGACTTAGTAAAGTTTCTGCATACACGGGGTAAGACTTACCTTCTCTGTCTGTAAGACCTCCTATGAGAACTTCAACTCCAGGGTAATTAATCATTTTACTTCTTCTTTTTTGTAATTTTTTTCGTAATTTTTTTAAGTTATCCATTATGCACCTTGTGGGTAAAATGTTTGAGGGGTAATATACACAGAAGTTCTTTGACCATCTTCTGTCAATGCTCTTTGTAATTCATCTTCATAAACTAGCTTTGTGGCCTGCATAAGATTAGGAGCTTTTTTCATGGAAAGATAATATGCAAGACCTGCAACCATACAGGGTATAAATCGAAATACCACGTCTGCTTGATTAGTATATGCACCGACATCTTCTATCCTCTTCATATAATAATATTTTACATACGTATATGTACTCGCATCAGGAGTTTGATACAAAGTTATCGTAGGTGAAGTTTGTCTGTCAACATAATATTGACTAGGTTGCCCCTGTGAACCTTTGTTAGGTAAAGCTGCATATTGACTTCGACTTATTTTTGTCAAAGACACATCATTTGTAGATGAAGTAGTTCCTGTAGTCGTACTTACGTAAGCTTCTAGAACTACACTAGCATTAGTAGGAGCTGTATAAGTTGCCGTACCTGCTGTAAGTTGTTGTTCTTTTAATTCTATTTTCCAAAGATGTATACCTCTATTACCCCATTCTGCAAATAAAATATTTAAGCTTCTTCTAGCTGATTTTAAATCATAACCAGAATTAGTTCTTATACCACAACGCTCGTAAGCTTCTTGTATAATATCATCGATGTCTAAATCAAAAGCTGTAGTGCCTGAGGTAGCCATTACTTAATACCTCCAAATTTAAAACCTCTGATGGCTTTTCCTTTACCTCTTACTTCACCACCCATGTTTTTTTTATTTCTATCAAACATTTTTTTAATTTCATAACCTGCACCTGCAAATGCTGCAGTTCCTAAACCTATGGCTATGTTTCCTACTCTTTTAGCTGCTTTTATTTTAGGAGGTGCTAATCTATTTAAAATTTGTTTTTCAGAAAGCTTACCTGATTTCAAAGCCTTTTCTAGATTTTTGTACATTATATTTTTTTCGTTTTTCTTAGATTGTGCTACCATCTTACTTAAATTCTCTTTAGACTTTTGAATTTTTTTAGCTTGATCTGCAAAAGCTTGTTTAGCCATCGCAGTCTCTTTTTTCATTTGTTTGTTAGCTTTGTCAAGTCCTTTAAGATACTTATCCATTTGTGAGCCTTTGTCATATTTTATCTCACCACCGCCACCAAACTTACCTATGTCAAAGTCAAACTCCTTGAATATATCTCCTCGTATCATTTCATATTTATCTCTGTCACCTTTTTCTCTAGCTTCTTTGGCCATAGCTTGTAATTGATTCATTCTAGACATTATAAAACTCCTTCGTAATATTTATCAGCTAAACCACCTTTAAAAGCAGTAAACGTTTTAACATTAGTTGGTTTACCACCAACTCCTTGTGCTTTTGCTCTTTTTCTTTTTACTGCACTTTTTCTTTGTCCTTCAGTCATTCTTCTAGCTTTTGCTAAAGGAACACACTTTGGGTATTTTCTTTTAGCATCAGCTTTTTGTTTACTTCGTCCACATTTTGCAAAAGTACCATCAGCTTTTTTACTTCCAATATCTACCCATTTTTGATCAAACCATTTTTTTAAAGACATTAGTCCATTAATCCTTTGTAATAAGCTTGAGTAGAAGGATTACTGATGTCAACTCCGTCTGCTTCTCCTTGAATAAAAGAACCTTGTGAATTCAAAGGTACAGATAGTTTAAAACCTCCTTGAGTTTTTTTACCTTTTTTACTCGCTCCTATTTTTAAAGTAGCTTTACCTACTTTAGTTTCAATTTCCCCTGATAATTTTTTACCTGATGGACTATATAGTAATTTTAAAGGATCTTTATTATATTGTAAATCACCCTTTAAATTAACAGATAAGCCATTTCTTGCTGAACGTATTTTTCTTGCAGCACTTGCCGTGCCACCCCCTCCAGAAGGTTTAGGCCCTCTAAAATCTTTTCTTTTTTTTCCTCCGGGTCCTTTAACTTTACCTGCACAAACCTTTGATGCGTACGCATTTGCATATGCGCTTGGATAAACCTTAAACTTACGTTTTGCCGCTGCTTTTCCTCTTGGGCATAATTTTGTCATAATAACTCCTTTTATAATTATAAAGTAGAGAACTTGTTATGTAAATAACTTGCTCTTTGACTTTTTTTTATTACCTTGTACCACTCTAATTCTTTTGCCTTTTTTATATAAACCAACTTTTTTTTTCATAGGCCCTTTAGTAATCTGTTGCCTCATACTTCCTCTATTCATCGCCATTTGTTTTTTATCCATTTATATGCAGCGTAAGTTGCCAATCCTAATACGATATAACATATACCATCAAACCATGATATGTTATGAACTGTTTCAACTAACTCTGGTGTTATATTATCCATTATCTTAATCTATACCTTGTTTTACCTTCTTCGTTTTTGTAAGCTTCTTTGTATTCATGTCTGTTATTATCAGAGTTAAAAGATACATGAACCCAACCAGAATGAGGATCTTCATCTGGATTATGAAACTCTAAAATTAATTGATCAAAACTTAAATTTTTATTTATCCAATCAGATAGTTCTAAATTACTAATTTTTAATACTTCTATATCTGCTGCTTGCCCTTGTACATGTTGTGAGGTAATACTACCTCCAATTTTAATATTTAATTCTACACATCTGTAACCAGAACTAATTATCATTGGTTTTTGGAAATGTTGTCTTACTGGCTGTAAAACTCCTAAACATAAGGATTGTAAATTACCAATTATTTCTTTACTAGGCGTATTATCAATACCATGTCTTGTAGCTGTTTGTGATCTTGTAAACTCATGTAAGCTAAAATTATCTGATAGTTTCATCTAACACTTCCATCTACGTCTTGCTTGACGTAATCTTGAATTAGGGTTTTTAGCTGCTTTTGGAAACTTCTTCATTTGACCTGCACTTCTAGCACAAAACGATTTACGTCTTTTTGCATCCTTACTTCCTTTCTTAACTTTACCAGTAACAGCAGTTTTAAGTTTTGAACCAGGATTTTTTCTTCTGTAAGCCATAACACCAGCTTGTGTCATCCCAGCACCAGACTTTGTAGAACGAAAATTCTTTTTGTTTCGGGGAGGCATCCCTCCCCTTTTTAACATTATAAGTTCTTCTGTATAACTATCCATTGTCAGTAGCAGAAGTAATCGGTGTTACAAAAACAGTAACAGAGGTTACATTGCTTATGGTCAAGTGCATATCAGTTTTAAAAAGAATACCATCTAAAGGCATATCAACTTGATATTGATCAGCCGCACTTCCAGCAGGTGTAGCAATAACAAGTTTTTGTGTACCACTTCCCCCACCATCTTTAAAAGTTAAACTTCCAGCTGAAGCATGACCTACATAATAAATAGATAGCAATCTTGTTCTACCAGACTGAATTGAACCAGTGCTAGTTAAAGTTAATGCTCCTATATCTGAGTTCATAATAATCTCCTATTAACTAGCTGCGTCAAAACCAATTATTGTTATTAAAAGTTTACCTGCATCATAAGTACCAGCAGTTGTTCCTTGACCAACTAAGTATAAATATTGATCTGCTGTAGTAGGTAAAGTAGTTACGTTAGTAGCTCTACCCCCCACTGCCTGTGCACCACCATTTACTAATTGATTTTCTGTTAAGTCACCAATAGCTGTGTCTTCCACACCAGTAGCTTCAGTTGCAACATATAAATCAATGTCATCTTCACCAGTAGTAGGTGTTTCAAAACATTCCATAGTTACACCAAAAACTGTACCTTGGTTTGCTGTTGTTATTTGACCTATGTATGCTACACCTGAACCATCTTTACCGATAATGTCACCAGCAGTTCCACCAGAATTTAATCCTGTTAAATCTATCATTATTGTGGTTTTAACTATGTTTACATTTGTAGATGTATCACTTTTGAGTCTTTCAACTTGTGTTATATAAGTGGCTGCTGTGCCTTCAATACCAGCACCTCCAGCAGCTTCACTTGCCATTTTGTTTCCACTAGTAATTGTAATTGCACCAGTAGTTGTGTTTTTTGAAACAGTCTCAAATCCGTTTTCTGAACGGACTGGACCTGAAAAAGTTGTTGTTCCCATAATTTTCTCCTAGTTGTAGATATAGTTTTCTAGGTTATCTGCCAAGCCAGTCTATATCCGTTATATAATTCTTGGTTGTTTATAGTATACATAAAAAAAGGGGCCTTGTAAGCCCCTCTTTTCGTTTATCATAAGAGATGTTTAAGCTGCACCAGGTGAGCCAAAAATACCTCTAGGATCGGAGAATCCAAATGAATATCTCTCTCTTGCTTTAAACCTTACATTACCAGTATCAAAGTCACCTTCAATAGCAGTTTTTACTGGAGCTCTAACAAATTGTTTCATGCCGTTAGGAGCATCAGTCATAATGAAAAAAGCATCAGTATCAGTTAAAAAATGATTAATTCTATAACCTTGTGGAATCATTCCCATAGAAGCCATAGCATTAATATCATTATCAGCTGTTCCCACTCTTTGCGGAGTTTTTAAAATTCTCTCAGCAGTAAATTGTAATTCTTTTGGAATTATTAATTTAATACCTTGTGTAGAAATTTTCAAACCTCTTTCATCAACAAAAGCCGCAATGTCAATTAAGGACTGCTCTAATGATGTTTCTGATAAATCAGCAGCTGTGCTTAGTGTATTTTGAAATGTGCCACCACTTAATATTGGATGACTTGCATTACATAAAGATACACCATCACCACCTGTGAAAGATGCGCTGAAGGCGTTGTTAAGAACATTTGCAGCTTTTACTTGCTTAGTATTTGACATACTTCTTG